ACTTGTATTTTTTATTCAGTTCGTTGATAGTGAAATCCAGGAATTGCATCACGTCCAATTCGTATGCCTGACGCAGCTCCTCGGGCAGTTGTTTGAATCCCAAGTTGAATGGGCGGGTGTAGAAGTCGGTTGGCTGAATGCCTTTTGCTTTGATCTTAATCATGACCAAGCGGGCGGTTTCAGCATACGACAAGAATTTCTTGGTTTTGCCGTCTTTGAATTGCACCTTCTTTCTTGCAGCCCACGCATAGATAGCTCCGAATGGTGGCATCTTGCCTGGCTTGCGACCCTTGTCCACCCATTCACCATATGCCTCCATCAAGAAATCAAACTCGATGCTCTTGGGGTTGACCTTCGTTTCGTAAGCGAGTGAGTTATAGAGGGTCTTGGTGTTGTTGATTGGCCTTCCGTGCGGGGGTCTTTTGCGTGTAAGGTTGGCTCGTGATTGCGCCACGAGGTACTTGCCGAATTTGTCAAGTGCTAGCTTGGTGTTCTCGGCTTTCTTTAGATCGGGCTTTCCCGCTGCCATCAGCAGATGATGGTCGGATTCGGGGTCTCAATCTGCAAGGTCATCTTCCACCCGCACAACGTGTTCTCAAAATCCTCATCTATCGGCTCGCATACGGGGTCATTAACGAGGCGAAAGCCATCCGTGTACAGAACACCTCTGCGCATGGACGCAATCATCTCCTGCGCACTAAAAAGGGCACGGTGGTAGATGTCCTGCTTCATGGCCACCCCTTCGTATGAGTAGGGATCTACGTTCGGATCTTGCTTTGAGTAGTCAACCACATCCATCACGAGGATGTCCACATCGTATATCACCGTCCGCTCCTGCACTTCGGCCTGGCCAACAAGCACGTGGCACAACGGGAAGAGCGTCATCTTGCGCATGTCAACGTCAAAGATGTTTCCCCAGGTGGTCGTGTTGATATATGAAGCGTTTGTCGCTGCCGTCTGGATGGCTTCGCACAACTGGTAATATCCGTATTTCATGAATAGTAAACCTTTTACTTGACTTTTTGCAGGGCTGCGTCCACTTTCATTTTGTCAACCTCGTAACTCAACCACATCAAGCACTGCTTCAATGGCGAGCCCGTGACGGCTTCAACATGTAGTACATCGCCTTGAGCGAGTTGATGGACAACTGCAAACCATCCCCATCGTTTTCCGAACTGCGCTTTGATTCCCCTGGGGTCTCCTTCGCCTTCAAAGACATCACTGAACTCATCTGCAATGCGAGCTGCAAACGAGTAAAAAAAGTGAGACACCCCTCCACGATGTCCATGGTTGTATCCTCAAATACCTTTCCGTCATGAATGATCGGGTCGTATTTGGCTATCTCGTACCTGCCTGCGCCCTTCTTTATGATCGGACGGTACAATACCCCCAGCCATTTGGTTGCATTCTTTATCGGCTCTCGCATGTACTCCTGGCAGTCAATGAACTCACCCAGGGAGATATTGTCAAGGTCGGGATGGAACCCGTACTCCACTCCGTCCAAGTCAATCGTCTGGCGCAATGGTGGCTTCTCCGATAGGGCGAAGGTGAGTAGGCTCTTGATGTCATCCAAGTCGGCCTTGGGGAACATGGGATACTCATCCGCATCAATCCCGCAAAAGATGGACAGTGCTAGTTGGTCACCCGTCTCCTCGGTGGGGTTGGCACCAATGAACCGCTGGTAGTCCTTGAGCTTTATATCTGCCAGGCAGTTGGGTACGATTATTCTTCGAAGCATTTCTCTCTGGTATTGTTGATATTGTCAATGTGGAAGAATTGCACGTCCTCGTACAACTGCCCTGCTAATCCACGTGCCACCTCTGGGGTGATTGTCTCCAATGCTTCCTTCCAGTCGTATGCGGTCTTGCAAAGGATTGAATTGGTGGAGTTCAGGAAGGGTGTGTATGGGTGCATGTCTTGGGCTATCAGGCACGTCTTGGTGAACCCTGCCTCCAACGCTTTGAGGTTGGACTTGCATCGGTTGAACTCGGTAGGTGCCAATGGTGCGATGGCCACGTCAATACCCCGATACAATTCACCGTACGTGGTGTAGTCCTTTCGCTCAAATGCGTGCTTTGTGTGAATCGCTTGTTGGTAGTATTCAATCGACCACGACTCGTGGCCTGATAAGTCGATGCCGTTCCATTGCAGGTCGTAGTCATGATGCAAGGCACCCAGGTAGCCAACACGTAACGTGTCGCTCTGGGTCTTCTCTCCCATCCACTGCTCCCGTCTGGGATCAATGGCGTTGGGCAGAATCCAGATAGGCACGTACGGGTTGATCTTTTGCAGCTTCTCGGCCAGGTAGCCGTTGGTGGTGTGCAACTGGTCTGCAATCTTGATGGTGTTGATGATGTGCGTTCCCTTCACCTGGCTCTTGCTGCTATGGTTGTGCGGTAGGTTCCACCAATCGTCAATGTCCAGGATCAACTTGATGTTGTATGCGTTTAGCATGGCACGGAACTGCCGATGGTCTTTTGAGGCAATGCCTCGGTTGACCACCAGGTACGATACGTGTCCCTTCAATTTGTCCAGGTCTTCAATCGTTCCGAACTTGACCATGTAGCCCCGCAGCAGCATATCCTCATACGGCACCTGGAGGCGGTGGTAAAATACCCCGTTGGTGTTTCCAATTACTAATATCATCTCAATGAATATCTGCCAAAGTTAGGGTTTGCCTTCTTGTTGAACACCGCATATCTCGCAGCGTCAATGGCGTGGTCGAATGCATTAATCGGCTTATTGAGTAGGTTCCCATTCTTGTCCTCTACCCACTTGTAGTTCTGCAATTCTTTGACTAGGTTCTTGCTCCGTGGTGTCACCACCAACTTGAACCGCTTGAGTTGGTCGATGCCTGCCATCACGCTATCCGCCCCCTTCAATGTGGGCTTCACGTTCCAGCCGAACTTGTGCAGCTCATCAATCGATTTGGGTTCTGCACTGTCCGCAAAGATTTCGGCACGCCTATCCAATCCAAGGGAGGCAAGGGTGTTGTGGATGTCTCGGTTCGTCATTCCCGTCTGGTATATGAACTCATCCAAGTAAAGTGATGAGCCGTGTTCGTAGACACCCACGAGGGTGCTGGGATCGTTTGTGTAACCGAAGTCCATTCCATATGCCAATAGTTTTGCTTCTGTGGGTACTTCCCCCGTGGTGAAGGAGAAGATAGCAGCACGGTTGCTTCCCCGCTCTCCCAATCCGTACACCCGCCAGTAGTCCTCATCGGTGTCACGCAGGCGTTCAATCTCCTCCACGATGATGGGATCCAAGAAGGGGTTGTCCAGGTAGGTGGTTTGGTAGAAGTCGCAGTCATCCCGTGGGATTACCTTGTCGTATATCCAGTGAAAGGTATCAGAGGGGTTGTAGTCCAAGATTATCTTGCCGTCTGTGCGAAAAACGAGTTGCTGCCAATCTTCAAAAAATAGCTGATTTGCTTCATTGATGTATAGCATGTTGCGCTTACGTCCCCGTATCTTCTGCGGTTCGTCCAGTGATATGAACTCAATCATGTTGCCATTCAGATGGTATTCGTGGCTGCTCATGTTGTGGTTCTCCTCTCGGTAAAGGTCATGCGCCCGCAGGATCTCCAGGAAGTCCCGCATAACAGACGCACGCAGGGACGGGAAGGTCTTACGGCAGATGGTCACCACCTTGCCCGAGTTGACTGCGCAATAATGAAAAATCACCCAAAGCAGGATATTGTACGTTTTCCCGCTTCGAGTACCGCCCTGCTCAACTGTTATGCGCTTATCGCTCTTGAGCAGGTGCTTAAATACCTTATTCGTTCGGATCCGTGTCAATGACCTCTACCTCAAATTGCTTGCTCGTTGAGATGTCCAACTCCGTGCGCTCCACGTAGCCCCGCTTCTTGGCCTTGGTTTTCAAAAAGAAGATGGTGGCCGTCGAGTTGCCCTCCTTGATCTGCTTATGCAGTTGGCTTTCCACGAAGTCAATGGTCATGTCTGCGATTGAATCCACTCGCTGCCGATAGTCCTCATCATGCTTGTACCATTCGTAGTGGGTGTTCCTAGCAATGCCGACCTGCTTGCAGGCAGTTGTCACAATTCCGAGGGATTTTTCAAGTGCCTCGACCATTGCCGTTTTTTGTATGTCCTTATTTGTCATATGGCTTTCCGTTTATTTTGATTTCAAGTGATGGGTCAAGCTTGTGCATTCGGTCTACAATCACCTGGCAATACTTCGGGTCAAGTTCCATACCATAGCATTTGCGGTTTAGTTGGTGTGCTGCTACCATTGTAGAACCGCTACCTGTAAACGGCTCAAGAATCAGCTTGTATGATTCATTCAATCTAATTGCCTTGCTCGGTAATTCCACAGGAAAGCAAGCCTTGTGATTGTCTTGTTGTGAGTTTGTGTTGTTTACTTCCCAATGATTGCTATGTACTGAATCCAATCCAAGCATATTACCATTGGTTGAGAATACATAAATTGGTTCCCAATCACGCATCAAAGAGCCCTTGAATGGAATAGTAGAGGATTTCTTCCAACAAATTTGTTCAATTAGATACTGAAGATGATTTTGGATTTGCTGAATGTACTCAAATCTGCTATTTGCGTTGTAGCTAACATTCCAAAAAATATGACCATCAGTAAATAGGAAGCAATTATTTAGAACCGAAGATGCAAAATCAACATAATCCGAACTTTCTAAATTGTCCGAATATCCATCTGAATATAGCTTGACACTTTTCTTTTT